GTCTTGAAAGCAAAATTAATGGATCATTTAAAGACATTGCAACTTTGATTGATACGTATGAAGCGATTAAAGAAAAAAATGGTATTGATGATTGGGATGAAGAATCTTATGAACGTGAGGAAAAGCGTCACCATGTCCGCCGTAGTTTTGAACTTATGTATCGTAACTTAATGGATGGTGGTCGTGCTAGTACGTCTACTATTGAATATATGCAACAATATGGTGTGCACCCACAAGTAGGTCATGCTGAAGTAAGCGGTTATATTGCAAGTGTTAATCAGCGAATTGCAAATCACCAATTACTACACTCAAATGATTTAGAAGAATTTTTAGATAAAATGGCTGATAAGTATTACAAGAATGCAGATAAAACAACTGAGCGTATTTTTGGAAAAACTGATATTCTTAATACTGGTTATATGAATCTTTTACCAAAGAAAGAAGAAACAGAAGAAACCAAAGAGGAATAAAATGGCTGTTATTAAATATAAAATGACAATTAATGCTGCTGGAAGACGTGAAGTTCCAGGGTATGTCGATGATAGAGGGCACTGGGGCAATAAGCAAGGTTGGTTTATTGGCTGGGCTAATTTAGATGGATTATATTATATTCCAGCTGAAAATGCTGTGCCTTTAACTAGAGAAGAATTTATTACATATTGTACTGATTCTGGTCATACAACTCAACCTGAAGATTGGGAAGAGATAAATCCTGGTGAGACATGGGAAGCACCAGATTGTGGTGCATGGTATGATGCTTTCGTAGCTAAAAACGGATAATTTAAACTACTAGAAGTCTTACTATTATAAATACTAATAATAAGACTTCATAGTAGGATTTTAACATGGCCGGTCCATCATCACGAGAAACCTTAATTGAGTACTGCCTTCGTAGATTAGGTGATCCAGTAATTGAAATTAATGTTGACCCTGATCAATTAGAAGATCGTGTAGACGAAGCGCTACAGTATTATCAAGAGTTTCATTCAGACGCAACAGTTAAAACTTATTTGAAGCATCAGGTAACAGCCTCTGATGTTTCGAATGAGTATATTTCTGTTTCTGATAGTGTTATTTTTGTTAAAAAACTATTCCCCATTTCTTCATCATTTAATAACTCAATAAACTTTTTTGATATAAAATATCAAATGATGTTAAATGATATAGCTGATTTGCAAAATTTTGCGGGGGATTTAGCCTATTACGATCAAATGCAACAATACTTATCCCTTTTAGATATGAAATTAAATGGTACACCTCAAGTTAATTTTTCTAGAAGACAAGGTAGATTATACATCCACGGAGATTTCCAAGATAAAGATATTCAAGCTGATGATTATATAGTTGCTGAAGTTTTACAAATAGTAGATCCTAAAACACATACGTCAGTTTATGACGATATGTGGCTTAAATCATACACTACTGCGCTTATCAAAAGACAGTGGGGTGCAAACCTTATTAAATTTGAAGGTATGCAATTACCAGGTGGTGTACAATTAAATGGTCGTCAAATATTTGAAGACGCTTTAAATGATATTGAACGTCTTGAAGAAAGAATAAGACTTGAACAGGAATTGCCTGTAGATTTCTTTGTGGGGTAAGTTATGGCTATTAACCCATATTTTATGGATACCCAATCGCAACAGCATCTCTATGAAGACCTTATCATAGAGTCTGTTAAGATATATGGCCGCGATACTTATTACATTCCAAGAGAAATTGTAAGTTATGATGAATTATTAAACGAAGATATCCCTTCAAAATTTCCTCATGCATATAAAGTAGAAATGTATATTGATGACATCGATGGTTTCGGTGGTGAAGGTGATATATTTACAAAATTCGGCGTAGAAATAAGAGATGCTGCAACCTTTGTTGTATCAAGACGAAGATGGCGTCAAACTACATCTAGAAGTGAAATAGTTTGTGATAGACCAAGAGAAGGTGATTTAATTTATCTTCCTATGTCTAAATCACTATTTCAAATTATGCATGTAGAACATGAAGTTCCATTCTATCAATTAAATAATCTTCCAACATATAAAATGAGATGTGAGCTATTTGAATATAGCGGCGAGGATTTAGACACAGGTGTTCCAGACATTGATGGAATTGAAAGAAGTTACGCTTATACTTATGATTTACAATTAGATAGTTCAGGCGTTGGTGATGGATTCGAACTCAATGAAAATGTAACCATGACTCTTTCAACTGGAGTTGAATTAACAGGTGAAGTTTCAGCATGGTCAGATTCAGATAATGTTTTAAGCATTATTCATCTTGGAGCATCAGATGGAGATTACCATGAACCTCCAACTGGAGGAGTAGTCGTTGGAAGTATTGTTAGAGATTCTGATGGAAGTGGCACATCCATTTACTCTAGAGTCTTAATAAATAGTTGGTCTGAAGATAATAAGTTGGATGAAAGAGAACAAAACGAAATCTTTGAAGGTTTTGAAAATGATTTTCTTGATTTCACTGAATCAAATCCATTTGGAGATCCAAGCTAATGTTTGAATATTTTTATCATCAAAGAATAAGAAAGTCGGTTTCTATATTTGGGTCGCTATTTAATAATATTTACGTCGTAAGAAAAGCTAATGATGGAAGCTCTAATAGCCAGATTAAAGTTCCATTAGCATATGCACCAAAAGATAAGTATATTGCACGTCTTCAAAGTAATCCTGATTTATATAATGATACAAAGGTTGCATTAAAGCTTCCAAGAATGTCATTTGAAATCACTAGTTTACAATATGATGCTGAAAGAAAACTACCTAAAACAAATAATTTTAGAGTAAACAGCGGATCAAATACATCTTCAACAAAGTTTTTTACACCAGCGCCATATTTAATTAGCTTTCAAGTTAATGTGTATGCTAAAACGCAAGATGATGCTTTACAAGTTGTGGAGCAAGTCTTACCGTATTTTAATCCACAATATACATTATCCTTTAAACCGTTCAATGATTACCCAACTGTAAAAGAAGATATTTCTATTGCTATTCAAGGAGTAACTTTTACAGATGATTTTGAAGCAAGTTTAGAACAAAGAAGAACAATTATATACTCACTTGATTTTGAAATGAGGACAAATTTTTACGGTCCAATTAATGATTCGTCCATAATTAACACAGCCATCACGGATTTTTATATTATAGGTCCTGATTCTGATGGTAAAGTTTCAACTATCACTACAACTCCTACACCAGTTGGAGTAAGTCCTGATAGTGATTATGGTTTTAATAATGAAATAGAGACATACTATGAATGATTCTGATGAAAAAGCACATAATGATTTCGAACTAGCAAGACAAAATTATCACGATCTTATAGTAAAAGGTCAAGATGCATTAGACGATATGATGGAAGTTGCTAGGATGTCTGAACATCCAAGAGCATTTGAAGTATTGTCTACAATGTTGAAATCTATAGCTGATATCAATGGCGACTTAATTGCTCTTCACAAAAAGAAAAAAGAATATGATAGGCCAGATCCAAAAGCAATTGCATCTGGATCTACAACTAACAATTTATTTGTAGGTTCTACAACTGAATTACAAAGAATGTTAAAAGGTGCTAAAGAAGAAGTCGATAACGTAATTGATATAACAAGTAGAATTAAAGATGATCCAGAATGAAAGTTATCTAGGCAACCCAAACATTAAGAAAGATGGCGTTAGTCAAGATTGGACTAATGAACAGGTTGGTGAGTATGCTAAATGCATGCAAGATCCAGTGTATTTTGCTAGAACGTACTGTAAAGTTATTTCTCTTGATAGAGGCTTAGTTCCATTTGAACTTTATCCATATCAAGAAAGAATGTTTAAACAATTTAATGAGCATAGGTTTAATATTGTTTTGGCATGTCGCCAATCTGGTAAATCTATTTCATCAGTTGCTTATATTTTATGGTATGCGATTTTCAATCCAGAACAAACTGTTGCGGTGTTAGCTAACAAAGGTGCAACAGCGCGTGAGATGATTGGGAGAGTCACTCTAATGCTTGAGAATCTCCCTTTCTTTTTACAGCCAGGGTGTAAGTCCGTTAATAAAAGTAGTTTAGAGTTTAGTAATAACTCTAAGATAGTTTCTGCTTCTACATCTGGATCGTCTATTCGTGGTATGTCAGTAAACCTACTTTATTTAGACGAATTTGCTTTTGTTGAAAGAGCTGGAGAATTCTACACATCAACATATCCTGTTGTTTCTTCCGGTAAAGATACTAAAGTTATAATCACCTCAACAGCTAATGGGATTGGTAATGTCTTTCACAAGATATGGGAAGGTGCAGTACAAGGAACAAATGAATATAAATCTTTTAGAGTTGATTGGTGGGATGTTCCTGGAAGAGATGAAAAGTGGAAAGAGCAAACAATTGCTAACACGTCTCAAATTCAGTTTGATCAAGAATTTGGAAATACTTTCTTTGGTACAGGCGACACATTAATTAATGCCGACACCTTATTATCTTTACGTAGAAAAGACTATAAAATGATAACAAAAGAAGGTGTTAAAATTTATGAAGAAGCTGATAGAAAACATAATTATATTATGTTAGTTGATGTTGCGAAAGGAAGAGGACAGGACTATTCTACATTTAACGTAATCGATATTAGCTCTAAGCCATTTAAACAGGTTGCTGTATATCGCAACAATCTTATCTCTCCATTACTCTTCCCTAACATTATTTATAAAATAGCGAAATCCTACAATGAAGCTATGGTCGTCATAGAATCTAATGATGCTGGACAAGTTGTTTGTAATGGCTTATATCATGATTTAGAATATGAAAATATGTTTGTAGAATCTACAATTAAATCAGATTCTCTTGGAATTAATATGACAAGAAAAGTGAAAAGAATTGGTTGTTCAGGTATAAAAGATTTACTTGAAGAAAATAAACTAGATATTGTAGATGAAGATACTATATTAGAAATTTCAACCTTTATTGCTAAAGGTCAATCTTACGAAGCTTCTGATGGAAATCATGACGACTTAATGATGAATCTTGTCTTGTTTGGTTACTTTATTGGTACAGTTTATTTTGGTGAGCTTACTGATATTGATATAAAACAAATGATGTTTGAACAAAGAATGGAAGAAATTGAAAGAGATACTGTTCCATTTGGTTTTTATGACAATGGATTACAAGATATACCAGAAAAGAAAAAAGATGATCCGTGGCAATTAGAGTACGAAGATGAATTGTTTCTTAATTTTTAAAAATTATAAATAGTTATAATTGAATATTCG